ACCAACTCAAGCCCATCCTTCAAGAGCCGGTTTGCCATTCTCCATGAGGCCATTGTCATTTGCACCTTGGGTGCCACAATCTCCAACATGGATGCCTTGTTCTCCTGACTGTGCGACAAGCCTTGAGTCTTGATCTCGTCCAGCTTGGTGTCGTGAGACAGCTTGGGGTCGAGAGCACCCAGGTCGTACTCGTACATGGCGCCATTCAAGATAGGCAGGTCGAAGCCTCGAACGTAATGGCCCGTCACCATGTCGGCCGCATCATAGCGGGCACGAAACAGGGTGAGGATACGCTTGGGGCTCTTATCGTGCCTTTGCAGAAGATAGACCTGTAGATTGAATGGCTCTCCATCCACGACCCAGGCCGAGGCAATGGCAGTCACCTCTTTGTGAACGAAGTCACCCCCATACCACCCGAGCGGCCGGACCTCGATATCAAAGTCGAGGACCTTGGGTTGAGAGAAGCCTATCTTCATTCGGGTAGGCCCTGGAAGAATCTGCGGGGCTCCAACTCATAAGCCTGGCCACGCTCCAACGCCTCAGCGATCTCACGCTCGATGGCCGGGAGTGCCGTGTTCAGTTCCCGCTCAGCCAGGATGGAGTAGCGCAACCGTATGAAGCTACGGGCTACCTTCTTGGCTTCCTGTACAGCCATCTCATAGGGGGTTCGTTCTCTCACATAGTCTCCAGTTCGTTGGTCATCCGTTCAAGTCTGCGATCTCGACGGCGCTGATCCTGCTTAGCCTGCCGGGGTAAAAGGTCACGCCAGTATGCTCGTCGGGTTCTCTCCCGACTTGTCACAGCACAACGCCATCCACCTGTCCGCTTACCCGTTGCTGGGTTGTGGCCGTACTGGCTGTGCCAGTACATCGGCTGGTTGTGGCAGCCACAGGATGGCCTCGGCTCGTTTGCGTTCATCTGCATAGAACTCTCTGATCTGGTCCAGATCATGGGCCAACTGGACAGGAGGTATCTCCTCGTCTACTTCCTTCTCCCATACCCAAGGCCACAGGTAGTCGGTCCTCTCGGCCACCGATTGGAGGAATCCTTCAGATGCAATGCTACGGGTGTTCACGGTAAACGTGTATCCAAGATTTCTCGCCGTCTCTTGTAGCTCGTGGACCTGTTGCCATCGTGGACGTGGGCGTGGGCCACGCTTGACTCCTCGCTCACGCATGATCTCAGCGACAGTCTTGTCCAGGTACAAGGCGAGTAGGTCCCAACCGTCGCCACCCTCATTGTGCGAGAAGCAGTACCACCCCTGGTCGCCAGGGTAGACATGAAGTGAAGGGTCGGAATCGGAATGCTTCGGACATGATAGCTTCCGGGTGTATGGTAGCTCGATCCCTAGCTCGATGAGTGCATCCTCAGCTTCCACTGAAAACTACTCGATTCCTGCCGGACTTGTTACCTGGCATACCGGGACCGTTAGGCTTACCCACACGAAGACGATAGAGGCCACACTTCACCTTATTGCGACCATATTTTCTGCTGCTGCCGCCTGCTTTCTGTGTAGCCATTACTCCTCCTCTGAGAGCATGAAGGGTAGAAGGGGAGGATGATAGAGGCTGGTCCGTATATAAGCCAGCATCACCTTGTACGAAAGAGCTTCCCAGGGCGGCATCTCCCCGGCCTCGTACCGGCGCCGTCGCTCGGCGGCTGCGGCCCGCTTGGTCTCCCGGTCTTCCTCGGTCTTGACCCGATACCTTTCATCCTCTCTGTCCCACTGGAGATCATGACTGTCCACACTACCTTCAAACAAGGGGAACCCATCCTCGGCCCACACATCGAAGGCGGCTCGGTTCTTCAATTGAAGAACATCCATCAAGTCATTGATCCGGTCGGTGTCAGTCCAGTCCATCAAGTCTCCTCTGATCTTCCATATCGAACGCACACTGAAGGTGCAGTATGGGTTGTGTGATCTTCCAGAAGTAGTACCACCACACACGGAACCCCACCCTTTCGGAACGGCCACACTGAGCGCATCGAAGTCTCATGCGTCCACCCACTCCTCGCCACAATGCACGCAGGTACACAGCATCCCTGTCAGGTAACCCTCCTCATCCTTGACGAAGTCGATGTAGGCTGTGTCCGAGTCTCCGTTGGGGCAGGCGAACCCTACGCCTATGCCGTCATGGTCACCCTTGTTCATGGTCCTTCATCCATTGCTCGTATTGCAAGTCAAAGATGGCACCGAAGCCTTGGGCTTCCTCCTCCATTGCATGCCAGACCCGTAGTCCTAGCTCGTGTCCATGCTCAAGGAACTCGATGTCGTAGTGAGCATAGCTGTTCACTCCACCGCCGAGGACTTGGGCAATCTCCCAAGAGTACATCATGTGCTTGGTTAGGTTGGCGAAATACTGATCCAAGATCATGCCAGGTCCGCTCGTTCTCTCTCAGACGATTCTACGAAATGCGGAGTGCCCGGACCCCAGGCGTAGTGCGGGACTATCCGCATAGCGGGGTCGATCTCGAACAGAATGCCATCGTGTCGCAATCCACGCACTCGATTCTTGATGATGTTGACACCTATCCAATTCTCCCGCTCGGCTCTCGACCGTGGGTTGAGGGTTGGGTCCCAGCCGGGACGCCACAGACCCATGACCACATCAGCCTCAGTGTAGCCACCACCTCGGGCGCTCTTACGAGTGGGTGGCTCCCATTCTCGGGGCATCCCGAAGCCACGATTGGATTGGTGGAGCATGATGAGCCCGAGTCGTTCGTTCCTCGCCCACGCCTTGGCCATCGAGGCGGTGGCCTCGGTGCGTAGCCATCCTTCAGCGGACTGCTTGCCCCCGGCCACTTCCTCTAGGTAGTCGATGATGACAAGGTTGGGGCGCTCGCCGTACCATGTGGCGTAGTCTTCGGCATAGGCTGACATGTCATCGAAGTTGAGGCTGCTGTCGTCCACGATCACTTGGAAGGGAAGGCGTTGTTCTAGCTCTGCGACAAAGTCGGGAAGGTAGAGGTCCATTGCCTGTGTCTCCAGGTCTCGGGAAGGGTAGTTGAAGACATGGGAAGTGAGGCGATGGAGTACCTGATGGTCAGGCATCTCCAGGCTGAAGAACAGGATGCGCTCGTTCGGGTTGTTAGCCATGATGTTGGTGGCAATCAAGCTCTTGCCAACCTCGGAGTGGGCGATCACGGTGAACACCTCACCTCGGGCAGGGCCACGCACTAGCTGGTCGAGGGCTGACCATCCGAGGGGGATGCGCCGCTTAGGATCGGCTACCTCCTGCTTCCATCCTTCGACCTGTTGACTGAGGGTCTTGATGCCCTTCAGTCTGGAGGTAGCCAATGATCCTGAGTCCATTCAACCTTCCTGTCTCTCGTGGCGGGGGTCGGAATCGAACCGACGTGACACAGATTATGAGTCTGTGCGGGCAAACCAACGGCCACCCCGACTAAGACGAAGTGCCGCCGCTAGGAGTCGAACCTAGTATGCCTTCCGGCCGCAGGGTTACAGCCTGCTTCCCTCCACAGGGATCGTCGGCTTGAGCCTTTGGCCCAGCTTCCACTGGTATGCCGTCAGATATCCGGTTCTAACTACACCCACCCAACTCGACGGGTACCCGCCGGATGGGAGCCAAGGCGCACGGGGTCGAGGAGTCGAACCCCGCCTCCAGGTGTTGGAAGCCTGTACGTCCCACGACGTACCCCGTATAGGGAGAGTCGAGTGGAAGGTCGGGTATACGATCCCTCGTTCCATGCTCTCGCACTCTCCCGGTAGGTCCTACTGTCAAGTCTCGCTTGGGGTCAGACCTCGTGCGACTGGAACTACCTTGCCCACTCACCGCTCGCACATGGGCTCTGTGTACCAGGGACTACTTCACCCCCTCCCTGGTGGGGGCTGTCGGGGCGGGCCAGGAGGTGCACATCGTCCTGGCCTCTTACCTTGTGGGGTTACCATCTAGGCCCCTGTCCCCTCCGTCGAGGGGAGTTCTGTTGTCAAATGAGAGCCGGTCCCTGGGATTCTCCCTCGCCACCCGGCTCGTGGCAGCCAGTCAATCACTGGCCAGGGTGAGGGACTATCCCAAGGTCGCTCGTCTCTCCAAGCAGAGTAGTTATACCCATCTGGTGGACGAGGGCCGCTCGCTTCACCGCCTACTCGGTTGTTTCGTGCCCCGAGGTCAGCATGACCTGGCTCTCGGGGCTCCAAGTGGAGGCCCACTCGGTGCTTTGATCACGATCCTGTCATTTCGTGCAGTCCACTCCCTTCTGTTGACGACACATGCGATACTACGGGGAGCCGAGGGCGAGAAAGGGAACACCCTGGACCCCCCGCAGTACGTCTAGTGAGCAATCGCTTGAGTATACCCTCGCATATACTTAGCTGCTTTGGTCCAGATCACCAGTTTCGGGTGGTTGCCTGATGGCGCCCAACAGGGCCAATCCACCGCTCAACATCAGCATCAGAGCCAGACCCACTAGAGACCCCGCCCCCTCGCTCCCTGTGAATGGGAGGGTCGGTGGGCCGCTCACCCCTATCGAGGTTGATGTAGACGGGAGTGTCGATGTCGTCGGGTCCGTGCTGGTGGTGGGTACCTGCCCACTCGTGGTCGTGGTAGACGACAAGGCGGGTGTAGTAGTTGTCTCCTCCTCGAACGTGGTAGTGGTAGGTGGGACTGTCGTTGTCGTTATCTCTGGAACGGTCGATGATGAATCCTCCTCTATGAAGCTCAGCGTGTAGTAGCTGATTGGTAGTGGTGCTGGATATAAGGGGTCAGGTCTCGGATACACGATGCTCACCGTCTTCTGTGGTGGGTCCACCACGATGAGGACAGGGCCTTCGCCACGATGGACGTTCCCGGCCTTGACACAGTACGCATCAATCAGGAGCCCGTCCGGTGCGGTCACAATCTCCTCATAGACAGGGTCTATCGGAGAGGAGTGGATGAAGCCGGTGTCCAGGTCGGGACAGAACGGTGAAGAATCACCATGATCGGCCCGAGCTATGTCGCTTAGAGCAAGCATCACCAGTATGACACCCACGAGGAAGGCGAGCAGCCCAAGTAGCCAACTCACCGTATCGTCTCTCAGTCTCATGTCAATTCCTTTCTGATGGCGTCGAGACCATCGTTAACCCCAACCATATACACCTCGTACTTCCATGACGCCATCCATCGCCATGCCCTCTTGCGGAGACGGTCATAGACTCGGGCCAATCTCTTGTCGAGCGGGCTCATGCTTCGACGTGTCCCACGCTTGAAGGTAGTGCTCGGATAGGCTGAGAGCCCGGCTCCAACATACAGGTTCATGGCGTGTATGCACTTGCGACACAAGGGCAAGTCAGGGTTCACATCGAGCATGCGCCCCGAGTGTTCAACAGTATGCTCGTGACAGGCCACGCTCGTATAACCCTCTCGCTCCGTCTGGCCGTTTACTGCCAACGAATAGATTTCACCCGGATCAGTCATGATATGTGCTCGGGTCACCGTACCGTAACCATACTTCAAGGCCACGGTGGGTATGTCAACTGTGATTCTCATTAGAAGGGTGCCTCATCGTATGCCTGACCGCCACCTTGTGCGTGGCCGACCAGTTTGAGTACCTCTTGGTACATCTTGGACGGGCTGCCATCCTTGTTGTTGGCCCAAAAGCCCTGATACTTGACATTGTTCGGGGCCGTTTGGTCCACGTCGAGGAACATCACATTGATGTGTGGCTTGTTGCCATGCGCTGCGGTGCCTACCTGGGAACGGTTGTCGTACACCTTGACTGGCCTGCCCTCCCATGTGGGCTGACCCTGCTGGTCAAACCCAGCCCTACCCTCAGCGGAGTTACCTTGCGGGTGGTACTGCTGGGCCACCGGGTTCATCTGCTGCATGGGGGCTGCCTGCTGCGGCCACTGTGGGAAAGCATCTCTCGGGGCTACGGGCTGGGCCTGCACCTTGGGGAACACGGGGTTGATAACCCCATTGCCATCGGTGACAGCTTCGAGCCCGGCCTGATTCAGCACGAACACCTTGACCGTCTGAGCCACGAAAGGCAGGAGTTGACGCCCGGCCTCCTGGGCTTCGGAGGGAGAGGCAGCCTCGACCACCTGACTGATGGTCAGTGAGCCACCGAATTCCTCGCTGCCGTATTGTGGACCACCCTTCAGTTCGCTCGGCACCTTGACCGAGTAGTTGAAGTTGGCGTTGATTGTGAACTCACTCATCTAGAGACTCCATCTCATTTGGGTTGGTCTTTCTTCCTCGCTGTACTTGTCTTGGATGACAAACTTGAACGGACATCCGTTCCAGGCCGGGCACCAAGGGGCCTTGCAATGCCAGCCTCGACCGTCACCGAATCCACCTCGGGTGGTGGGTGAGGCCGTGCCGATCTCGGCGTCCAGTCCCCGAGCCATGTCCCACATGGAGCGAAGGGCGGCGTAGGTCATGTCTTTGGTCAGCATGATCCGCTTGTCGTTCCATGTCCACACCTGATGCTGACGATCATACACAACGTAGGTGGCTTGGACGACACGGTGTGGTTGGATCATGGGCTCGACCAGCCAACCATAGACAGTGTGCTGCACGTTCGACTCGGCCTTCCCTCGCTTCCACCCCTTACCTCCGGTCTTCCAGTCGATACCCATTGCGGCTGTCTCCCCGAGTGCCGTCACCCGGTCAGCGGTGCCCTCGACCCATACCTCCCTACCATTGGGCAAGCGACCGAGCGGGCGTCGCAACGTCGTCTCGGTCAGGAGAGGGGGCTGATGCTGGCCTTCCTCTTGCCAGTACGAGGTCAGCCACAACTCAAAGGCACCAAGCATCTCGGCTGCCACCGTGAGTAGGGTCACGTTGTCTGCGTACTTGGTGATGTCCTCGGGATGCTTCGGATGGTGGAGCATGGCTTGAATCCATATCTCCATTGCCTCACCCGAGAAGGCGGGGCGATCACCTGTTGTGAGAAACCTCTCGATGAGTGCGTGCTCGCCCGTCCCGAAAGCAGCTTGCAAGCTGGACGAGTTGTCATACCAGGGCTCGTTGCGGTACAGTTCCCGGTAATTGCACAGCCACCAGTTGTTCAGTTGCGAGGGACCGACGATGAGTGCATCTTCGGCGGGCTCAGAGCCGAAGCCATTCCCGGCAATATTGAGGAAGCCACTCATGGTCCAGCCTCAATGAGCCCGATCTCCAAGAGCAGGTTGAAACCCTCGGTGTTCCCTTCGTCATCCCTTTCCCGGCGCACCACCAGCCTTCCAGTCCTGGCGCTCAACAGGTCGCCTCTCGTTACGTCTTCAAGCAGATCGGACAGCGTCATGTAGAGGTCAACCGTATCGGGTACATACTGAGCGCCCGTGAGCCCCCACGTCCAGCCCTCTTTCTCAAAGACAATGGCTGCACGTTGGGCAGCTTCCTTAATGATCTTGTTCCTCATGTCTTAGTCCTTTCATAGTGACGGCGGCTTCGGTCTCGGGCACAGGTCCGACAGACCCGACGCCCGCCCGTGACAAGCAGGTTATCACCACTCATCGGGTGCCCATTCTTGCATTGAGCCACAGGTTGGCGACCCTCGGTCAGCCCGGCTCGTCTTGGTAGTTGAACCCGCAGCTTGTCGCTGGCGATGGTGGCCGAGTATCCAGTGTTCAATGATGCCTGAGTCACCGGCACACCTGCCGCCACATCACGGAGCATCTGTCTCTCCCGCCCATCGGCCGCATCCCATATGGCTTGGAGTCGAGGGTCATCGAACGTACCATTGATCTCTGTCTCAGTAGCCGGGGGCCTGAGCACGATGTTGTCAACGTCACCGTCGTCCTCTAACTCAGAGAAGTAAGTGGGCTCCCTCCAACCAGCGGGCTGATCCCACTGTTTCCGCATTGGCTTCTCGACAATGACACTGACCGAGTCGAGCATGATCCCCATTACTGCCCGTCGATCGGTGTTGTCTCTGATGCCTCGCTCGGACATGATCCCGATGGCAGCCCCAGCCACAGCATAGGCCACGTTCTCGAAGCCATCGGCTGATCCTGTCACGTTCCGTTCCTTCTCGTACATGTTGCGCTTGGCATTGCGGAGCCAGGGCAGGTGATCGACCGCACCCATTGCTGCATGCAGGGCAGTCTCGAACTGCTTGTAGGGAATGGCAATCCCGGCATCCTCAAGGGCCAGCGTGATGGTCCGCTCGAAACGGCGGGACCTGTATCTCCCGGTCGTCTTCGCCCGCTCCCTCTTGGTGAGGATGGGCGTGGTGTTGGTTATAGGCATGCTTCTCCTTCATTCTACTGATGGTGCGGGACGGGCCTGCATTCAGTCATCGTGCCGTCCTTCCTCCATCGTAGGTGGTGCTGTCCTCAATATCCAGGAGCAGATCAATGATCCGCTGCACCGTCATGGGGGACAGTAGCAACTTCAACTCACCACTCCCCTCATTAGCAAACACCAAGTCCACCCCTTCGGTCCCCCCCCACAGTTCCCTGGTACCACTGATCTTCCTGAAATCAGGACAGAGAACCACCCGATTCTCTTTGTCCAGCTTTCCGTTGACTAGCATGTTCCTATCCTTTCTACTTGTCGGTACACACTCTCTCCGTTGGAGAATGTGCCTGCCTTGTACAACCTGCTTGGATAGCGGGCCTCGATCTTCGGCCACGCCTGGTCAATCCAGTGTCGAGCGAGGCCCGATATGTTGGGGTCATACCATCCGTCACCGCCATCCTTGGCCACCACCCACAGGGCAGCTAGTCCAGCGTACTCGCTGATCCCGAACACAGCCAGCCCATTCTCGGCTACGACATGGTCTTCATTGTCGAGCCATCGGTCGGCGTCACTGATCGACTCAAACAGGTCACCGAGCACATTGGATTGGAAGTCCTCGATCACATAGTCCCACTCGTCTTGAACCAACTCGTCCCGCCATGACTGACGGTCATGTCGGCACAGGTCAGGATCATCGTTGGCTTCGAGCGAGTCGGCCAACATCTCATCCAGTGTTTCCTCGTCCGGTACCCATGACAGGTATAGGACGTGGCGAGCGTCGCTCGGGTAGCTTACTGATCGTCCCATAGTTTCTTTCCTTTCTCATTGTGATAGGCAAGGACTTGATCTTGCCGGTTTGTTGACCTCGGCCTAGCACCTAGTCTCATCGCCCATGCCCGCCAAGTGGGGCCGTGGTGTTCATATACCCCTACCTCTCGACAGGCCAGGATATGCGCTACCTCATGGCGGATTGTATCCTCGAACCAGTCGAGATCGCCATCATGTAGCGGCCAGTACAGGACGATACGATCTTCCCAATCCCAAGTGGTGGCAAGGCGCCGTTTGGTATGACGGTCACTGACCTCAATCCTCACATTGTGAAGGTCAAAGCCCATCGCTTCGATATCCTCCATCACCAAGGCCACGAGTGCGGCCGCATCCTCGATGGTTGGGCTCATGGTCGATCCAGAATGTCGAACTCAATCTGAAGTGCCTGCTCGAACAGGTCCCGACTCAGTCTCCCCGTCTTGCCGCCGAGATAATTCAGGTGCTTACCTGTGGTGTTGGACCATAGGTTTTCGCTCAGTATCCAGCTTCCACGCCTAGCGAATCCTATTACGGTCTGATAGCTGAACGCCAGGCTCAGGTCTCCGACCCTCACGATCGAGAAGTTCGGTCGATCAGTCGGATGTGATATGTCTACCCTCATGTCTTTTCCCTTTCTCTTGTGGTTACACATGCCGGATTGGCACATGCTTGTGCTCGGAGGTAAACCCCGAAGTCTATGAACAGGACGAGTACCTCGTCCTCTCGCACCGGCACGCTGTCATCACAGTGTGGTTCGATGCAATATAGGTGATAGTGGAGCACTCGATTCCCTCTCTGTTGAGCGCAGTTTAGCTGGCGCCTGCTCCGTTTCGTACCGACAGCCAGACCGTAGCCTGTAGTTGGTGCGGCATGATTCCATGCTCGGCCGCTACGGTTCGGAACCCATCGGCTATCGCATCGTACACTCGCCGCCGTTCAAGGTACTTGTGCCCTTTAGGTAGGTCGAGTACGTATGCCATCCATCCGTCCAGCGTTACATCCAATGAGCCATAAGGGTCGAGGATGTTTCGGTAGAAGGATCGAACCTTGCGACCGCCCAGCCTGTGCTCAGGATCAGCCCCGTCAATGATGTCGAGGGCCTTGTCCACGTTGGCCCGGAGTGCAACGTACCCCCAATCCTCACCATACTCGAAGACATGCTTCGACTCGTCCTGATTGGTCTCCCACCCTATCCGTGGTGAGAGTGCGGCGAGCACTCCCGCCGCCGTGGTGACGGAACATCCGAACAGTCTGCCGATGCTCTGCGCTATCCGGTGTGCGTCCTCGTACCAATAGAGTCCTGTCTGCCAGTGGTCTCGCAGTCGAGGGAGCATTGCCCGGAGTCTATCCGTGGTCAAGCTTTCGACTTGTGTTATCTCATCGGCAGTCAGTCCTCGTCGTGGTGCTTCAGGGTAGGTCTTCATGGATACCATCCAATAGTGCCGCCGCCTCCATCCAGTCGCCATCGGTCGGTACGAATTGCACCAAGTTGTGGTGTTCGACCATGACCGTGTGCTCGCCGTGGTCTTGTGCCCATGCCATGACCGTAGCGAATTGGAATCCGAAGTCTTCCGGCGAGGTATGAGTCAAGACCAGAACTTGTGAAGGTTCAGTCTCTACCTGTCCAGTCTCAGGGTTTCGCCAGTAGCCCCATGCGTCGATGATCGTGGCACCATCAATCTGTCGCCGGGACAAGGCCGACTCAACGAATCTTTGCGTCTCGAATCCGATGCCGACCGTATACCTGACTAGGTGTGGATCGTGGTTCATTGCTCGTCCTTCCTAATGAGGGCATCCACGGTCAGATGACCGTACTCTCCGACCATTTCGATGATGACCCTCTCTTTGTCGTTGTCAATTGCGTCGAGTACCTTATCAAAGAACTCGTCACCGCCAGCCCCTAGGCTGACCAGGATTGTTAGTTCATACACGTCTCGTCCTTCCTTACTTGATCGTGATTGTGCCGTCACGCTTGGTGACGACGTTGGCGTACCAATTCCGTGTTCGGTAGACATCGGGTCCGACGATCACGGCCGATGTTCCGGCCAGGTCCGCAACGGTGTTTGCTCTCTCGTCTCCGAATATCGAAGTCCCGAACACTCCGACATTCTCGGCGCCTTCAAGGTCCACGGCCAGCTTGAGCGCTGACTTGGTCTTGAAGGTCCGGTCTGTTCCGTATGACATGGTTTCCCTTCCTTGTCCTATCCCTGGCAGTCTACCAGGGAAGTCTTTACATTTGTCCCAGCCCTGACCACACTAGCCACATGGTGAAGCCGAGTACGGTCAGGAATAGGGCGAGGGTAAGGAATGTGCTCATGATTCCCTCTCTAGGATTACCCTACTGGTCGGGTCTTGTGGATCACGTTCGTACTCTCTGAACGGTACTCCTGTGCTGACCAGTACCGACCGAACTAGGTCAGCCTGCTCCCGGTCACGTTCGATGACAATCTCTTGCCACCGTCCCCGTTGATTCGGGAATCGAAAGATTCGTTTGCTCATTGTCTCATCCCTTCTTAGTCCATGTACAGGGCGGTATGTCCTGCTTCGGTCACACCGTAGATAGCCTCATGCCCTGCTTGATCCACGACCACTTCAAGTTCTCCGACGTGGTCGGGAGTGCCAGGGTAGACTCTGTCGAACAGGGTAAATGAGACGATTTTGGCGTGTGGGTAATCCTGTCGAATCTCGGACAGGGCCGTGGCTAGGTCGATGGTTGTGTTCATGTTTTCATCCCTTCTCTGTGCCACATATCAAGTTCCCTTGAGTGTGGCAATTCCATCCTGGATCATCCTCGGCCTGTGCCATTCCACGGTCACCCGACAGAGCGAACACTAGCAGGAGTGTGAGCAGAATTGTACTCACGACCTACCCTCCCGGTATTCGGCCATCGAGGCCGTGTATCCGATCATGCCGGAAGCTAACCATTCCTCAAGTTGAAGGTCAAAGCCGACCAACTCGGCTGGGTCTGTGCTGGCCATAAGCGTGTACTGGCCAACACCAGCCGAGCCAATACCGCCCTTCACACCACCGACCACGTGGGACCAATCAGTCTCGGAGTCGGTGCGTGGTCTGTGTCCACGTGCCATCATGTCTTCCCTTCGCTCAAGGCCAGCCGTGCTGCCGAAGTGACAGCGCCGCCCGACCATTTCCGATTCACCCGAACGAACACATCCTTCGAGCCGTTCGGATGGGTGATGACCAGGTACCGTTGGCCCTGGTAGGTGATATACCGTTTCATGGAGCAAAGCATAGCAGTAGCCGTGCCAGAATTGTACTCTAGGGGCGCTATCATGGGATGCAAGATAGTGGAATCATCCCATCCACCTGTACGGGGGGGCCATTCCCAGGTGAAATGAGGAGGGACCCCTTCCAGGCAATTTTTATTTGGGTCCCTCTGTGTGTTACTGGTGGCCGAGCATCTCTAAGCTCGGCCTCATGTTGAATTGGGGGCTCTTGATCTCTTTGGGATGAAGCGAGCTAGTAGGCGCTGTGCCTATTTGACCTGCGGAGGCAGGATTTCTCGTGATCGGCTTCATTTGACTGGCCTTGGGTACCCACCTTGCGTGTCTCCTGAACACCCCTTACGGGGGAGTGGGCTTTTCGGGGCTCGATACCGCCTTCACCTGTACCGGCTACTCAGTTGCCTGAATGTACGTCTCTATACTAGGTCGTGTTGGTCCAGTAGTTGACTGGCGCAACTACTTTGGTCAGACGATGATGTTGGGCGTGGTCGAACGGGCAATCCGGGCCTCCACCAGATTCCGGTGCTCCCGGTAGCCGGGGTCCTCCCGGTCTGGCTCGGGCAGCGGACTGAACGGTTCGGGGATGGATCGTCCGACGCTGTACTGGCCGAGTCCTGATCCGTGGTAGCCGGGCCTGCCGGGCTCGTCTATGTCGATGCGGTCTTGTTCTCTCATGCAGACAAGTCTACGATGGTCCGTAGAATGACCTGCATGAAGCTCGCTAGCAACCAGATCATCGTCCGGTCGAAGACCGTCGATGTGCCCAAGTTCGGTGAGAACATTGGAACCTCCGACAATCCGATCATGGCCGAGGACGGTCCTTTCGGTCTGGCTGGGATTGTTGAGTATCCCGATCTGGAGATCGACCCACGTCGGTTCACCGGGGTTCAACACTTCGTCTTCCCGACCGAGTTCAAGGACCAGTACACAGTGGTCCAGATTCTTTCAGTCTTCACTGAGGAGCAGTTGGCCGACTTCGATCAGCACATGGCCGAGCATATGGCCAACAACCTGGAGGCTCTTGGGGACGATGCGGAGGGACTGTGATAACGCAGGAGTATTCGTTGAATGGAGAGTTCGAGCAGGGTGAGGCCAGGTACACCTTCTTCTTGAAGGGGCGCCACACAATCATCAGGAATGGTGGGGAGGAGGACGAGGGACCTCGTCCCATGCGAGTACGGGTCTTTGAGGAGTATGGACCATCTGGCCCTATCGAGGCTCTTGGCATCACTCTCGACATCAGGACGGCCAAGATGCTTGCGGTGATGTTGCGCCACGATCTACTGATGGGTGGTGAATGAAGCCTGTCAAATACTGGAACTGGAATACGATTGTGGCGTGGGTTCTAGTGAGCCTCCAGTGGGTGGCGATCGGGTTCGTCTTCTGGATGTTCCTGTCGGAGACATGAGTAAGCATTTACATCACACTCCCGTCCACCGTCTCTATGCCTCGAACGGGGACTTCGTCGGATACCGCTGTGCGGTGTGCGGCTTCTACTACACCCCCGGTGGTCGTCCTAGCCGGATCGGCACTAAGAAACATCTGAGGAGGGTCCATGCCTACGCACGAACAGTCGGAATCCGGGATTTTCTCGCCTCCATGCGATTGCCCACCAAACAGGACTGAGCGGTCCACCTTCGGGCTGTTTCCTTCGGACACTCTTACCGATGATTGGCTACGACGGGAGCGGCGGAAGTACGCTAGGGTCCCCGCCGTACACCACACTTGGACTGACAAGGACGGCAACCGCTGGATGATTACCCACCTGATCCTGGACCAAACCGAGTAGTTCTATGAGACCAATGATTTTCGTGAGAGGAGTTCTCGGGGTCTGCCCCAGGTGTGGCGGTGAAATCACCGTCGAGCAACATGTTCGACAGGTGGTGCCAGCCCTTGACGGCCTGGAGTACCTCCTGATCCACTCTTGCGGTTGGTCTGAGCGGAGAACGCTGGACCGAACCGAGCACAGTCAAGTCACCCGATACCTTCGCCAGGTAGCACAGGGTCAACGTGAGGATGGTCCGGCGCTCTCCACAGAGGAAACCCTGATGAGGGAGTTCCACACCCGACTCGATATGATTCTGACAGGAGATGACATTGAACGAGCGCTCAACAGAGGTGCTAACTAAGGCCCCAATAGTCAACCCGGTCAACGGGATGCGTGAGGGCGAGTCGTTCAAGACGGGCTCGGAGGACAAGCGGGAGCGCATGGCAGCCTACGTCGAATGGCTCCTCCTGCCGCCGAGTAATAGAGAGCCGAAGACAAAAACTGCTCTCGCTGAGCAGCTTGGGGTAACGTACAATACCCTCAACAACTACGACCGTGAGCCCTACGTCCAGCGGGAGTTGACCGAGCGAGCCAGAGCATCCTTCAAGACGGTGAGCCTCACGGAGGTCCTGGCCAGCCTGCGTGACATCGCCACCGGCCGAGCCTACGAGACAACTCATGGAGGGGAGGTTCGTGTAGTGTCTGCTTCGGCTGCCGTGTCCGCTGCGAAGACATTGCTGGATTGGGTGGAGCGTACTGACAATGTCAGAACCGAAGACCTCAATCTCAAAGACTTGACCGACCAGCAGTTGATGGACGTGGCTCTCCAGATTTTCCAGCAGGCCGGGTCTCTTGACAACGCTGAGTAAGCTCCCCCAAGACTTCGATGTAGACACCATTGGGGATCAGTCGAATATCCGACCTGATCTACTCGCTGTTTTCCGGGAGCTAGCCTTCCGTAAGGCTGCCGCCGACCGGGTCTGGTTCTTCAATCAGTTCTGGATGGTATTCGAGCCGGACACTCAGAAGTGGGTCAAGTTCAGGCTGAGGGACTATCAGTACGAGACAGAGGAGTGGTTGGCCCCTGGCTTCACCGAGTCTCGATGGCGTGGTATCGCAGGGAAGGCCCGGCAGATCGGGCAGACTACGCAGGTTGTGGGCGGGGCTGTTCATGATGCTCTGTTCCAGTCTTGGCACCCCTGGCTGGTCGTTTCTCAAACCGAGCCCGATGCTCAGCGCACTCTCATCAACCGAGCCAAGACGCCCTATCTGAAGCTGCCTGTCTGGTTCCGCCAGATGCTTGCCGACAAGGCGGGGGTCCCACAGTTCCTCGTCAACGACAACAAGGAGTCGATGGAGTTCGCCAATGGCAGCCGCATCGACTCTGTCGTCTCCACTCCCAACGTGGCTCGTGGAGATGTGGTCTATGGGGTTGTCATGGACGAGTCCGCTCACCAGGCATATCCGGCCGAGGTGTTCACCGCACTCGACCCCCTCTGCTACGGTCCTCTCTACAACATCTCCACTGGCAAGGGCATGGGCAACTTCTTTCACGAGAAGTGGCAGGACTCCCAACTCTCTGACTCTGAGTGGCATCCCATCTTTCATCCTTGGTGGGTGGTCCCCGGCCGGACGCAGGCGTGGTACGATCGCCAGAAGCGGCTTTATCGAGGCAACGAACCGGAGTTCTACCAGGAGTACCCGGCCACCCCCGAGGAGATGTTTGCCAAGACCGGACTCACTGTCCTCCCAATGGACATCCTGCGTGAGCACTACACCCAGCATGGTGGACCCCCAGCCTACCGCATTGACCTGGATGCGTGGGTGACAGATGACGAATCGTGGCAATGGCGCCGGTTCCTCAACGATGGCGAGACCTCATACAACGAACTGTGGGTATGGAAGCCGCCCGAGATCGAGCGAGACCCCGAGAAGGGCTATATGCTTCGGGAGCCCAACTACGTCGTCTTTGCCGACACCGCCGAGGGTCTCCCTCATGGCGATGAGACGGCCGTCACTGTGTGGAACTCCAACACCCTAGAACAGGTTGCCTCCTATGTGGGCCACTACCCGATCGAGAATCTCGGGGAACTGCTCTACAAGATAGGGGAGTGGTACATGTGGGCGCTGATGATGCCCGAGCGGAACAACCAGGGCATCCTTCCAATCAACGATCTGTGGAAGTATCTTCACTATCCACGAATCTACCGGATGGCCCATGTGGCCGAAATTCCGAAGTCTGACCGAACCCCCAAGCTGGGCTGGCAGACGACCGTGGCCACCAAACCGAAGATGATCTTCGAGTTCATCAAGGCTCTCCGAGACGACACGATCATCCTGCATGACGAGAGGTTCCTCGCTCAAGCGGGGACCTTCATCAAGTCCAAGCGAGGCTATGAGGCTTCCGAGGGGAACAAGGACGACATGGTCATCGCCATGCTAGGCGGGTACCAGGGTGTTCTCGAAGTCGGTCAGTTCCCGATTGTATGGAAAGAGCCCCAGGAGTGGAAGCCAGTCACGTTCAAGGACATCATCGACCTCGGCTTTGCCGACGAGGATGAGCGACCCCTGAGTCTTCTCGACCTGGGGATCAACAAGAGGCGTTCACGACGCCGGGAGCGCTCATTCACCATCTGAATCTGGACTTCTTAGGCTAGTTATTAGGATGCTCCGTGCCTTGTTCAATTCCATTGACGTGTCGGCCTTGGGCGACAACCTTGTCATCCCTGGCAGGGCCAACCACCGTATTCTCATCGTCAGCCTCACACTGGTAGCATCCGGTGTTGTTGTTGTCACCCTAAACGACACGGTGGGATACCCCGTGATGGGTGGAATGTCTTTTGTGGCCAACAGTGGTGTTGCAGCCGGTGTTGAACACGGTATCGCCAAAGCCAGCGTGGGTGCCGGTGTGAATCTGAACCTGTCTGCTGCCATACAGGTGGGTGGGTCCATTGGTTTTGTGTACGAGGGAGTCTAAGAGAGTGGCAAAGAGGATACATTTCATCGGCAACCTGGCGGGCAATTACGTCAGGTTCAGTCCCAATTTTGGATTCAAGCTCGGCCGCTTCAAGTGGTCGAAGCTCTATAGAGGGAGAAGGCCATAGTACAGTTCGGGCGCCCTAGCGCCGACACCTACAACGCAGACGGATGGGTCGAAGACGATGACACGTCGGTAGACATGTACCTTGAGATTGACGAGGTCACTCAGGACAATGTGGACTTCATCAAGTCGCCTTCAGCCCCAACTTCGGACGTGTATGTCACCAAGCTCACCACCCTTGAAGACCCTGTCCTCTCGACGGGACATATTGTCAGATATGCCTACCAGAAGGATGCCGCAGGTGGAGCACAGATCGACCTCACCGTGCAGCTACGTCAAGACTACGTCAACGAGGGGACTCCCGGAACTCTGATCCATTCGGAGGTTCATACCAACATTCCGAATGGCTGGACGGCAGGGTCCTTCACCTTGTCCGGTGGCGAAGCCGATGCGATCACCGATTACACCAATCTGTTCCTGCGCTTTGTAGCGAACCAAGTTTAGAGGATAGGCCGCTATGGCTGTTGCCAGGGTAGCCTCCGCAGAATCCCTCAGAACTGGTGTTGAGGACCCGTATACGTTCAGCTATGCGGGAGGCACCCCGCAAGGTATAGTTGTCGGGGTTATCCATGCGGCCACCACCGTCCTTGTCAACACTATTACCTATGGAGGCCAAAGCCTCTCCCTGGTGGTGCAAGCACAAGACACGGCGGGCGAAGCCAACACGTCCCAACTTTGGTTCTTGGGTACGGGTGTTCCAGCAGGCACACAAGACGTTGTTGCCGATCTCATAGGCGCCACAACCACTGACATCTACTTTGTCGTATGGGAGTTGTCGGGTAGTGCCGATCTTGAAGTCATTGATTTCGATGTTGTTGAGAACAACACCGCCAACCCTCAGCTTACGCTCCAAGCAGGAGGACGGGAAAAGCTAAGCCTCGCTCTGATAGGTAGCGGTCTGGCTGAGCCTGCAAGCCTGACAGAAGTGACGGGGAACACTCGGGATCAGGACCAGGATTTTGGGTCTTGGTGTGGGGTTTCCTGCTATGAAACGACAGTTGATGCCTCGGATCACACCATCGGCTGGTCGGGTGGAAACGATGACGTTGCGTTGGTGGCGGTGGCCATCTCGGAAGTGGCTGCGCCACGCATCGGCCAGGTTTCCTGGGCTGAGTTCGAGGTACCTAACGCTCCAAGAGAAGGCCAGGTCTCCTGGGCGGAACTGGAGGTACCGACCGCACCTCGTGAAGCCCAAGTCTCGTGGGGAGAGTTCGAGGTCCCGAACGCACCCCGCCGAGGTCAGGTCTCCTGGGCTGAGTTCGAGATTCCAACCCTCGCTGTTGACAGGTTAGGACAAGTTTCGTAGGCAGAGCTTGAAGTCCCGAATGCCCCGAGAATAGGGCAAGTCTCCTGGGCTGAGATGGAGTTACCGAATGCGCCACGAGTGGCCCAGGTTTCGTGGGCTGAGTTCGAGGTGCCTCTTGGTGGTCGCCAAGGCCAGGTCTCGTGGGCTGAATTCGAGGTACCTGAGCTTCCGCCTCGAATCGCTCAAGTGTCTTGGGCAGAACTGCAAGTGCCCAGCGTGGGTGGCGTTGGCTTGCCCCCATCGAGGATGCTCTTGGGAGTCGGACAATAAATCTGGACCTCTCTGCCTATATAAGTGAAGGGGCTTTTCCTTTGGTAAGCCCAACTCTTAGATAAGGATTCTTTCGTTATGGCTCAAGCACGAGCTTCAGTGATTGTCGAGCAGGGTTCGGTAGCCCAGGACATTGCAGCCCAAGCTGCTCTGATCGCTGCTGAAGCTGGAATCGCTTCAGCCGTTGTAGACCCCGGCGCTCAAGGTATCGTCCAGATCGACATTCTGGCAACCGCCAACGCTGGGACCAAGTCGGTAGACGACGTGGATACGGGCACCCATACGGGTGGTACTGCCCTCATTCTGGTGGACGGTGTGGCCACCGTGCCCATTGCGGACGGCGCCTCAGCCGCCACTGTGGAGGCAGCCGTTGAGGCCCTTCCCAATGTGGTCGCCGCCACCGTGACCGGCGCAGGCACCGATGCCTCACCGTGGCGAATTACCATTGATGACCCGGTAGGCCCCCATGTCGTCACCATCGACGGTACCGCCCTAACTGGTGGTGCTGGTGAAGGCGTTGCACAGATCACGCCAGGCGTGTTGCCGGATGCTGGGGCAGGTGCTACTGCCATCACCGATGCCATTCTTGCTGTGAACAACAGCGAGTTGTATGGCGATGTGATTCAGGTCGAGGCTCCGGTGCCGACCGCAGATGATGACACACCAGCCATCTCCGTCAATAACGGTGTGATAGCGGTGACGATCTCCTCGGTCCTTGCCGGATCGAGCGAAGCCGTCGTTTCGCTGTCGCATGTGGTTGACGGTGTGGTGGTCGCTCAGCCCTCCTGGGTGAGGTTCGTGGATCAGGGCGACCCGGTTCGAGGTAGCCACTACAACTCTGGTAAGGCCAGGATCATCTTCAACGAGAATGGCGCTGTCACTAACGGCACATACGTCTTCGTGGTCAGCGTGTTGGACGACAATGGCCTCAGTGGTTACGAGGTCGTTACCCTGACAGTTACCAACCAGTCCTAGTCATGTGTCCGGTAGAAGGGTGCTCCAATCCGAGTACCCTAGGGTCTCCCGAGTGCATTCGTCACAAGTTCGCTGATGGTGTGAGGCTTGGTGGCCTCCATACCTTCAAGATGGCACGGGAAGGCAACTACACACAAATGGGTCTGGCCAAAGACTTTCGCAGGGACATCATCCGCAGACGCCGGGGCGACAAGGTCGCCTATGTCGGTCGTGAGCGAGCCCCCACCGAGAAGTTCATCAATGGTCGTTGGGAGCAAGTCGATGCCCGTCCGTAAGGTCAAGGGTGGCTACTCGTTCGGTGGCGGCACCTTCAAGAGCAAGAGGACAGCCGGACGCTCATACCGAGCCTACCTAGCCAAGAAACACTCCCCGAGGAGAAGGTCCAATGCCCGGTAAGGCCGCTGGCTACCCCGTAGACATCAGAGGGGCCGGACAGGCTAAACATCGTGCATGGGTGGAGACTTCCAAGGCCAAGCTTCTGGCAGGCAAGCGCTTCCGTTCTAACGAGCGTGAACAACGTTGGGAGGAGAGCGAGGACCAGTACGAGGGCAGTCAATGGCCCACCGATGAGACTGGTCAATCACTCTCTGACCTCTCGGACTACATCGTTGTCAATATGTCGTTCTCGACGGTGAACACCATCGTCCCCTACATGACCGGGTCCGAGCCCAACTTCCTGGTTCAACCCTACGGAGATGGTGCTCACGAACTCGGCGCCTCCATTCAGCAGGCTTTCCTCAACCGCATTTGGACCGGCGAACTTGAAGGCCAGGCCGAACTGGAGCCAACCGCCGTCGATTCCCTGATCTACGGTGACGGCTACATGAAGGTCGGCTACGACATTGTCGAGAAGCGTATCAACCTGAACGACTATGTTGATGCGGTGCAGCTTTGGGTCCAGCGGGTCAACCCTTGGGACATCTGGATCGACCCTCACGCTGACGGTATCCACAATGCCCGCTGGGTCGCCCACCGCTTCCGTATGACCAAACCGGAGGTTGAGGCGGCAGGATTCAAGGTGACCGAGGCTCAGGGTGTCACCTACGCCCGCTATCATGCCGGGGACCCCGAGGAGTCGGGCTCCGAACGCCAGCGAGAGGCAGCCTATGACCAAGCCGAGTATGCCACTCTCTACGAGTTCTACGACTTGGTTGAGCACTACTCCATCACCTTCACTATGGAAGGGTCGGCTCCGCTGGCCGTCATCGAGGACATTCCCCTGGTGCCGATTGTCCAGATGCCCAACTACCGCATCCCCAATATGCCCTACCATATGGGTGAGTTGGAGCAGCTTCGAGATATCCAGAAGGAACTGAACTACACTCGTACTCAGATGCTCCAGCATCGTGCCCGCAACGCACAGAAGTACGTCTACGCTGAGGGGGCTCTTAGCGAAACGGCCCTTGCCAACCTTGAATCGCAAACGGTCAATGTAGGCGTCCCCGTCAAGACCTCGGGCGGGCCTCTTGACCAGTATTTCCAGCCGGTTACTGTTCCCAACCTTACGGCCGACGTGTATAACATGTCGGACCTGTTGCAGCGTGACATCTACGAGATAAGCGGTGTCAACGAGTACCTCCGTGGCGCCACCCCCACCATCCGGCGTACAGCCACCGAGGCAACCATCATCGAAGGCGCCTCCAATGCGAAATCCTCGTTCAAGCTGAGAACTATCGAGCGGTTCGTCAAACGCCTCGGTACTATCCTCCTCGGTTTTGCTGCCGACACTTACCCGGAGACGGACTACGAGGAGTTGTCCTTGTACCTAACCGGCCGGGACGCCCAGCTTGTTGCCCGAGCCACCCCGGCTGGGGACCGGCTCGATGAGAACGGTGAGCCGATCAATCCGACAGAGGTAACCTCCACCACTATCAACCCTGGTGATCCCAATGTGTGGGTTGGGACTTATCAGGTATTTGTCGAGCAGGCATCTACTGAACTGCGGAGCCCCATTCTCCGTGAACAGAAGTTCAAGGAAATGGCATTCGACCTGCTTCAATTCGGGCCAGTTCTTGCCGAGCAGGGTGTGATTCTAGACCTGCGGAAGATTCTGACGCTTTGGTTTGAGGCTGCTGGGATCGAGGATATTGAGGGCATGTTCATTGAGCAGGCTCCTGATGAGATTGCCCTTGGTCGGGCGGATGTGGAACTGTTTGGAGACATTTCCAAGCCCGAGACCATTACTCAACTTGAAGCCCTAGGGCTCGGCCAACTTGGAGGCAGTCCTGATGAGATCACTCAAACCCCACCCGATATATTGATGGGTGGATTTGATGCTGAGAACACTGGCATATTGCCCACCACTGAGGGTGAACCTGTCCGTTAGCCTCTTGAATCTGGACCAAACAGGTACAGTATAGAGGGGACAATGTTCCCTCACTTGACAACACAGCGCCAAGAAGGATCACAGTGACGACTACTATGGAAGTCGATCCTTTTGCGGCCGCAGTCGAAGCAGCGAAGGCCGAGGTAACGGGGGAGCCCGTAACCGACCTCTCCGAGGACCCAACTCAGGAGCCCGGAACAGAAGTCTTAGCTGATGAAGACGAGCCGGTAGAGCAAGAGGACGACCAGGCCAACGTGGAAGGACCCCTAGAAGATGGGTCTGTCGAAGACGCCTCAATTGATGAGGTATTCGCAGACATCGAGATCGAGGAGCCTGAGCCCTCAGTTGAGGATCAGACTTTCCAGCTTCCAGGTATAGACGAGCCAATCTCGTTGGATCAACTGAAAGACGGATACCTTCGACAGGCCGACTACACCCGTAAGACGCAAGAGCTTGCGGCGCAGAGGAAAGAGCAGGAGAGAGCCATCTCATTTTGGGAGGCTTTCACCCAGCATCCAAAGCAGGTGGTTGTGCAGCTTGCGAAGGAAGCCGGACTCGATGTGGGTGACAACCCCGTCGAGAAAATGGTTGACATGCCCTTCATGTCCGAGGAGGACCTCCAGGCCCGCATCGACTCAGAAGTCGAGAAGCATCTGGCAGATCACCCCGACATCAAGGCAGCCCAAGCGCAGCAGGCATCCCAATGGGTGACGCAAGAGTTCTCTCGCATCGAGCAACTCTTGAGTATTACCCTGGGACCGGAAAGCCGGACCAAGGTTGCGACCCGAGCCTACAAGGCAGGGACCGATGACCTGGAGATGGTGACCCGAGCAATGCTCGCTGAAGCCAAAGAGCGACAGGCTCGCACGCAAGCCTTGAAGGATTCTGCTCCCAAGCGCCCAACCGGCGCCCCGAGCGAGATCACGGACGAGAATGTCCAGCTTGCGAAGGACCCCTTCGACAATGCTGTGGAGCATGCGAAGCTGGAGCTATCCAAGCCTCGCAGAAGGTAATCCACCACTCTAGACAAAAGGAAACCACTTCATGGCCGAAGGCAACCCGAACTTCGGTACTGATGGCATCGTCGCCCTGACGTTGCAGCACTACATGCGAAATCTGGTAGACCAAGTCTTCCAGCGCACCGTTCTGTTGCACCTTCTCGGCGGGGACGGGGCTCCTGAGTCCAAGACTGGACGGACACTCGTTCAAGAACTGCTCTATGGGGATCAGTCCTCAGTGGGCTCGTTTGCGGACGATGACATCTTCCCACAGCCCTCCCGTGGTGGTATCACCGCCGCAGAGTTCGCCTGGTCCAACTATCATGGATCAGTGTTCTTCACGGGCGAGGAGATTGATGTCAACAGCGGACCCGAGCAGGCAGTCAGCCTGCTCAAGGCTCGCATTCGGCAGGTCGAGCGCACGATGGCCAAGGACCTCAATGCCATGTTCTACGGTGACGGCACCGGGAACGGTGGCAAGGACTTCCTCGGTCTCGCTGCTCTCATCAATGCCACCAACACGTTTGGTGGCATCGACCGCACGGATGCACTCAACGCCTGGTGGAGAGCATCCATCACGAACGTTGCCGGTGTTCTCACCGAGGCCGCTCTGCGTACCAAGTACAACGATGTAACGGACGGGTCGGAAGGCCCCTCCAACATCATCACCTCTCAGGCTGGTTACGAAGCCTACGAAGGTCTCCTCCAGGGGACCATTCGGAACTTCGACACCGACCTGGCAGATGCAGGCTTCAACAACCTGTTGTACAAGGACACGCCGATGGTCTTCGACAGAGACTCGGTAGCAGGCGAGGTCGTGTTCCTCAACATGGACCACGTCATGCTGAAGTCTCTTAACGGAGCCTGGTTCCGCCCGTCCGGTTGGCTCATCCCGACCAACCAAGATGGTCAGTACAAGAACATCATCCTCCGTGGCCAGTTGGCGACCGATGACGCTGCCCTCCAGGGCAAGCTCACGGGCGTTACCAACGCCTAGTAGATGATCCACTTGGCGGGGGCTCACACAGGGTCCCCGCCCTAACCCTTTTGGAGACCATGACCCGCAGTCGCAACATAGCTCAGGTGAACACCGTCCCCGGCCGTTCGGCCGCAGGATACGGAACTCCTGTCATCGAGCACTCGGCCAACACGATCCCTGGCCGCTCTGCTATGGTTTCTGGTCCTCCCCCCAAGAATGCAGGTGAGTGTGGAGCCCTCACCCGAGAAGGAAAGAACTGCAAGGCTCCTCCCACCAAGGCTACCGGCCTGTGCGTGGGGCACAGTAAGCAGCAGGTAGCTCGTGAACCGGCTGGCGCTTAGAACTCGGGTCCGCAGACAGTCACTCGTCACAACTGCGGAACTCTCCGACATTCAGATCAATGATGACCTCGCTCAAGGCATCCTGGATGTTGCCACCCTCTATGCGTGGCCGTGGATGCGGAAGACTGGCACCATTGCGCTCGCAGCCGGGACGGCCGAGTATGCCCTTCCCTCAGACCTCATGTACCTAGAGAGCCTGATCCACGACAACGTGGGTGCGGCACCGCTTCATCGTACCACTCTGGATGTAGTGAAGACCATATACGGTGACAGCGTTGGAAGCTCAGACCTTCCCCACCTCTGGTATCAGTCATCTGATATCAAGATCGTCTTTGTCCCCACCCCCAGCGCCATCAAGACGGTAAACGTCCACTACTACGCCACCCCTGCGGCTACAGCCTTCGATGATGACACGGAGAGCCCACCCTGGCATATTGCCTTTCATGGTCTTCTCGTTGACTTTGCCCTGGCTGAGTTTTGGGAGCGTGAGGAGACCGTCCCAATGGCTCAGTATTACCGCCAGAAGTTCTACGAGGGCGTGGAGCGTATGGCCACCTTCTACAGCCAGGCCCTTCCGCCTGCCCCTCTGGTTGTTGGTCAGGGGATAAGTAGGCGTCGTCTGCGTAAGCCCTTCCAGGGCTGGCCCGAGGTCTAACCGTGGCGCAGGGAGAACTGCTCCCAATCGGCCCCTGGAAAAGGGGACTGAATCTGACTGCTCGTCCTGAGATGTTGGAACTGGACGAGTTGGCTCAGGCTATCAATGTCCTTATAGACGATCAGGGCGGGTTGCGGCCTCGACCGGGGTATAACACAACCTTGCCTGCCTTTCCTGACCACACCTTTCACCCTGATTTGGATGCGAAGAACTTTTCACACATTGCAGCCGTTCTTCCACCCATAACCTATACCGGACCCACTACCATAAGTGGGGGGAACAATTGGATCGTCAACCAGGACTCGGTCACACAGGGACTCTACTTTGTTCCGATAGCCGATGATGTTGCATATGAGAGTATCAAGGCGGGCGCCCATTGGACCAACGGGTTCCTCGTGTTCGGGCAGTCTACCAATCTCCTGTATGTGACGGTCAGGGACGACGACGCTGGGGTTCTTGAAATCACAACAGACACCTCCCCTTTTACCGTTGTGACCCTTACTGTGTGGAACCCTACCTCGGGCAATACAACTACCAAGTTCCCGAAAGCCAGGGTGGGTGCCAAGATATACGAGAGGATATTCGTTGCCAATGGGGCTGACATAACCCCCAAGAACCGTCTCTACTTCTCCGAGCCTGGACTACCCAAGACCTGGGAAACAAACAACTTCATAGACATTGGGAATACCAACAAAGACATCCATGCCATCTCGTTCTTTGCAGATCAAATCATCGTCTTCTTCCAAGACGAGATATACAGCATCCAGGGCAAAGACTTCGAGGGTCTTGGGTTGGAAGTCACCAGGATTTCTGACAGATTGGGTACGGCCAGCCCGGACAGTGTGGTAGAGTATGGAGGTGTTCTGTTCTTCGTAGACCCGAAGCAAGGACTTCACGGATTCGACGGATCAGCTTTCCATGACGCCAGCCGTAGTATCTGGCGTCGAGGAGTGGTGGACCTGGCGAGTGGTCGGAGGTATCTGGCAGACCTCACCCAATTGTGGGGCTTCGGCCAGCTTTTGGTGATGACTGTGTTTCATTCAGATGCAGTCCTTGACCCACCTTATACAACAACTTCCTTTGTCTATAACGTGAACAATGGTGCCTGGACCCAATGGAACATACCCATAGGGCGTACTGCCCCCTGGGTCTCATCTGAAATGATTAGAGGGCATCGTAACGCTACTGCGATAACCAACTCCTTGGCCGATCCGTCTAGGCCGTTGCAAGCAACTCAAGTTTTTGGAAACAGGGGAATTGCGATGTTGGCTTATGAGTTCTCAACTGACGAAGGAACTGCCTTTACTATGGAAGCTCGTACTGGCTGGATACAGCCCGTTGGGGGATTCAATAAGCATCGTATCCGTCAGTTGGAGTTTCGTCAGATTGACTCCGACATAGACACCATCCTCAACGTCTACAAAGACTTCGACTTGACTACTGCGGCAGCCGGTCCTATCACTCTTGATGCCTCGCCTGGTGAGGAGGATGGTATTCTGATACGTACTCACGCAGCCAACGGATTTCGCTGGCGAAACATGATGCTTAAATTGACTGCCACTTCCTCAAGTTCTCAATCTTGGGGTCTCGACGGCATATCTGCGGAGATTACCGCCCTACCAAGGCGTAGAGGAGAATAGTGACCCAGCCCTTCCTCCCGGCCTCCCGTGTCCGTGGTAGTGGGAGCCTGCGTGCAGCCGTAGAGAAGCTGATTCGAGACCTTCAACTTCGACTCGGGAACCTCCAGCGAGGGTATTCCACTGGTGATACCCTATATTTCACAGCGAGCAGCAACTTCCTCAAGTCCGACTATCCAGGACTGAGGGCTGTTCGTGTCAGGCTGGTTGCTGGTGGGGGGGCTGGCGGTGGTGCTGCAACAACAGCCGCAGGCCAATCATCGGCGGGTGCTGGTGGTGGTGCTGGTGGGTATGCTGAAGCGCTGATTCTTGTCTCAGCTTTGGCGGCTTCTGAAACAGTGACACAAGGTGGGGGGGGATCGGGTGCTGCTGGTGGAACCGGGGGGGCGGGGACGCCTTCTTCTTTCGGGACTCTAGTACAGGCTAACGGTGGTGCTGG